GGTGCTAGTGCAAAACTTTATATTGAATCAATCGAAGGTGCTTCTGCTGTAATTCATGCAGTTGGTGGTAAGTATTTTACAGATAAGATTGATGCTCGTCTTATCGATGCTACCTCAACAGTTGGTGGCGGTGCGACTTTCGCAGAAGCAACAAATAACGGTGCTCACAAGATTACTGTAAAGGCACCAAATACACTTGCTGCTGATTACACTCTTACTCTCCCTGCCAACGATGGCGATGCTGATCAGTATCTGAAGACAGATGGTTCGGGCGTTACCTCATGGGCAGCGATTCCTTCAGGTTCGTTCACACTGAGCGACAACCAAGGAACTCCAAATACTGATACTTTCACCACAGGTGGAACTCTGACCTTTGCTGGTTCGGCTGGCATCAAAACAACTGTTTCAGACAATCAAGTTGGTATTGCTGTTGATGTAACTGGAACTACCGCCCTAACATCGCTTGCTGACGCCGATGAATTCCTTGTTTATGATGCTTCGGCAACTGCAAACAGAAAGATTACTGCCGAAGACATCGGCGATTACATTTACGCTGGACTATCAGGCGACATTACAGTAACCGAAGCAGGGGTTGTTTCAATTGCTGCTAACTCGGTTGCTCTTGGAACTGATACAACTGGTAACTATGTTGCTACTGTTGCTGGCACTACAAACCAAATTTCAGTAAGCGGTTCAGGTTCAGAAGGTGGCGCAGTAACAGTTGCACTAACTAATGATGTTGCTCTTGTTGGTGACCTAACAGTTGGCGGTAACGACATTAAAGCAAATGGCGGAACTACTTCTATCACTCTTTCGGGTGCAGATGTTGCCGTTGCTGGTGACCTAACAGTCACAGGAAACGACATTAAGTCATCTTCTGCTACTGCAATTACACTTGACGGTACAAACGTTGCTGTTGCTGGCGATCTTACCGTAACTGGTAATGACATCAAGTCATCTTCTGCTACTGCTCTAACACTTTCGGGCGCAGACGTTGCTGTTGCTGGTGATCTGACTGTAACAGGAAACGACATTAAGTCATCGGGTGGAACAACTGCTCTTACACTTTCGGGTGCTAACGTAACAGTTGCTGGTAACCTTACAGTTTCGGGAACAACAACTACTGTTAACTCGACAACTCTGTCTGTAACCGACCCTCTCGTATTTGTTGGTAACGACAATAACGCAACTGACGCAGTTGACATCGGTCTGTTCGGTATGTATGATACCAGCGGTTCGCTAGACCTTTACTCAGGTATCTTCCGCGATGCTTCAGACGGTAAGTGGAGACTCTTCAAGGACTCACAAGCTGCTCCAACCACAACTGTTAACACAGCGGCAACTGGTTACACCATTGCTACTCTTGTTGCTAACCTTGAGGGCGGAACTGTTTCGTCGCTTACTTCAGCAATCACTGTTCCAAACGGTGGTACTGGCGCATCTACACTGACTGCTAACGGTGTTCTATTCGGTAGCGGAACTTCTGCCATCCAAGCAACCGCAGTTGGAAATGCTGGACAAGTTCTAAAATCTGGTGGTTCAGGTGTTGCTCCTTCGTTCGGTAATATCGACGGTGGAACATACTAATATATAAAGGGAGGGGAATTTCTCCCCTCCCACTTTTTTGGAGATAGATAATGGATCAAACAAAATTTATTAACTCGTATATTGCAAATCTTGCAGAACGACTGAAGGCATTAACACTTGATAATATCATGCTGAATACACAACTTACAATGGCAAATGAAACGATAGCAGATCTCGCGCAGAAAAATCAAATTCTAGAACACGAACTGAGTCAACCAAAACCCAACGGGAATTATGTTGACCTAGACGGTGGTCTGTCGTTTGACACCTCTGAAGGATATACTATCGCAGACGAGGATGTAAATGACAGCGACAATAGTCCAAGTAAAACGTAGCGAGACTGCTAATGCAGTTCCTACTGCAGAACAACTTGCAATAGGCGAACTTGCTGTTAATCTAACAGACAAGAAAATTTACTCTAAAAAGACCGACGGAACAGTTGTTGGTCTCGGTGGAGTCGCTGTAAATGATGGTGGGGCGAACACTGGAGTTACGACCATCTCTTTCGCGGACACCATCTTCGGGGATTTCGTTGTTGATACTACAACAACTCCAGGCATTGCAGTCGTTCGCTTAAATCAAAACGCAGATTTAGATTACGGTCTTATTACCGACAATGTTTTTGAGTACAACTCAATCGATTACGGGAGCATCTGATGGCAGCAAGAGTCAAACTGAGGAGAGGCACTTCCACTCAACATAATACCTTTACTGGCGCTGAAGCGGAGATTACCGTAGACACTACAAACAATACGATAAGAGTGCATGATGGTTCGACTGCTGGTGGTCACGAATTGTTAAAGAACACTCTAGCAAACATTAAAGAAGGTGCCATTCTCGATGGTGGAACATATACCTAAATAGGGTGGGATTAGGAGATAAAAATGGCAACAATTTTACAACTTAGAAGAGGGACTACTGTTCAGCACTCAACCTTTACGGGTGCTGTCGGTGAAGTCACTGTTGACACAACAAAAGATACAGTTGTTGTCCATGATGGTACTACCGCTGGTGGTAAACCTCTGGCAACCGAAGCGTATGTTACTTCTCAGATTCAAACAAAAGATAACAGCGACGAAATTACAGAAGGTTCAACAAACCTCTACTTCACAAATGCTAGAGCAAGAGGCGCAGTATCGGTAACAGATTCTGGTGGCGACGGTTCGCTCGCATATAATAGTTCTACTGGTGTTCTAACATTCACTGGTCCAAGTGCAACAGATGTTCGCGCTCACTTCAGCGCTGGAACTGGTGTTACTATTACCAGCGGTCAAATTGCTATTGGTCAGGCAGTTGGAACTGGATCAAATGTTACATTTAATGATGTCACAGTAAGCGGCAATCTAACTGTTTCCGGAACTACCACTACAGTAAACACTGAAACAATCAATCTTGCTGATAACATTATTACTTTAAATAGTAATGAAGCTGGCACCCCAAGTCAGAATGCGGGTATCGAAGTTGAACGTGGTACTTCTACTAACGTGGCCCTTCAATGGAATGAAACTAGTGATGTCTGGGAATACACAGTAGACGGCACCAACTATATTCCAGTTGTTGGTACTACTGCAACGCAAACTCTTACAAACAAGACACTTACTAGTCCAACACTAACGACACCAGCATTAGGTACTCCTGCTTCTGGTGTTCTAACCAATGCAACTGGTCTTCCAATTGCCACTGGTGTTTCTGGTCTTGGTACTGGAGTTGCAACTTTCCTCGGAACTCCATCTTCTGCTAATCTTCTTGCCGCAGTTACCGACGAAACAGGCACTGGTGCACTGGTATTTGCTAATACTCCAACCCTAGTAACACCAAATATCGGTGCAGCAACAGGTACGTCACTTACAACTACTGGCGGTGGTGTTTTAACTCGTGCAGCATCCACACAAGATGGTATAGAACTTCGCGGTCGTGCAGGTGGTACTGGAAACTGGGAAGCAATTCTAACGCCAACTACCTTATCCGCAGATAGAACATTCACTTTCCCAGATGTTTCTGGCACTGTCGTTACAACTGGTGATACTGGATCAGTTACCAATACTATGTTGGCAGGTTCTATTGCTAATGCTAAACTTGCAAACAGTGCAATCACTCTTGCGGGCACATCTGTATCTCTAGGTGGTGCATTCACGGCAACTAATATACTTGATGCGATTAAAACAGTAGATGGTGCTGGATCTGGTCTAGATGCTGATCTTCTAGACGGTAACTCAAGTGCATATTTCCGCATCAATGTTTACAACGCAGCAGGGACGCTATTGAATTAATATGACAACGGTGATTCAATTAAAAAGAAGCGAAACTTCGGGTGCGATTCCTACTGCAGGACAAATTGCAGTTGGAGAACTTGCAGTAAACTTAGCAGACGGAACACTATATTCTAAAAAAACCGACGGAAGTATTATTGAAGTGGGCGGATATAATCCGGATTTCTTTACTATCCCAGGAACAATCGATCTGGGCGATCTCGCAGGGATAGATCCTACAGTGTATGACATGGGTGCATTATAAATAGTCCCAAAGAGGACAAGATATGGCAATTTCTTCAAGACAAGGTTTAATAGATTACTGCTTGCGCAGACTTGGGTTTCCAGTAATCGAAATTAATGTGGACGATGATCAAGTAGAAGATCGTATCGATGACGCATTACAGTATTTCCAAGAGTATCACTTTGACGGTGTCGAGAGACTCTATCTCACACACAAAGTTACTACGGCAGAATTAAAATTCTCAGGATTATCCTCACCCTCGTTCGAAAACAACGAGATGCTGGTTGGTAATACTTCGGGCGCAACATGTACCTTATATACATTATCCGGAACTACTGCGAGAATAACAAACGTAAAAGGTGTGTTCACAACAGGTGAAACTGTTACTGGTTCCACATCAGGTTTCAGCAGAGCACTCGCAGCAACTGGTTTCTATACTCCAGGAGACATTCAAAACGGGTATCTTCCCCTCCCAGATTCGGTAATCGGTGTTATCCGTGTTCTACCAGTCAATGGTCCAAGTTCTGGTATGAACAATCGCAACAACATGTTCGATCTTATCTATCAATTCCGCTTAAATGACATGTATAATCTGCTGTCTGCTGACATGGTTTATTACACGCAAGTCCAACAGCATCTATCAATGCTCGACATGCTTCTAGTCGGCGATCGTTCATTCAAATACAATCGTAAGATGGACAAGATGTATATTGATATGAATTGGGAAGAAGTATTAAATCCTGACGATTTTATTGTCGTTGAATGTTATCGCATCCTAGATCCAACAACTTACACACAAGTCTATGATGACATGTTCCTGAAGCGTTATTCGACTGCATTGATCAAACGTCAATGGGGCGAGAACATGAAGAAGTTTGGTGGGATTCAACTTCCTGGGGGCGTAATTCTAAATGGCAGAGAGATCTACGAAGAAGCAGTCGAAGAAATCACGACAATCGAAAACGAAATGCAATTGAAGTCAGAGTTGCCAATAGACTTCATGGTTGGATAAGACATGCCAACGAACTTCTACTTTCAATCTGGTAATACATCTGGAACCACAAACGAACAACGTTTGGTGGAGGATCTTGTCATTGAAAGTTTGAAGATCTACGGTCATGATGTTTTTTATCTTCCAAAGCAAACTGGTAATCTGGACGGTATCCTAGGCGAAGATGCGCTTCAGTATTTTGATCAAGCATATCCTCTCGAAATGTATCTTGAGAATGTTCAAGGGTTTGAGGGCGAAGGCGAACTGTTCACGAAGTTCGGATTTGAATTTAGATCTTCAGCAACCTTCGTGGTCGCTAAGAGGCGTTGGGAAGAGGGTGTTGCTCAGAATGCGACACTAGAATTACCAGGAAGACCAGCAGAAGGCGATCTACTTTACTTCTCGAAAACCAAAACATTTTTCGTGATCAAGTATGTT